GCACACCGCCACCCTCGAATACCAGATCGGTTGCGACCCACTGCAATTGTATGCCCTGCGTGGCAGTTTTTAACAGCGGCGCAAACGTGTATCCAATATTTGTCGCCCCCTGCCAATTGGCAATCGGCACTAAGCCTGATCCCCAAATTGCCGCATCCCAAACCCCAGAATCCCAGATTCCATAGTTTGATACAGAAAAGTTAAGCTGGGCTGATTCGTCTGCAAGGTTGTAGTCCACATTCACGTTACCAAACACAGACGGCGTTCCATCTGTTTGAACGTGGTATCGGATCATCTTGCACTGCTTTTGCAGGGCTGTGCCATACGTTTGAAAGCTCTGAAGACCGAATCCATTAATGTCGGATGTGTCATCTGTATTGCCGTTCCATGCTAATCCCACAAACCCATCGCCGCCATAATACGGGTTGTCTTTGTGCAATTCCCAACAATTTGCATTCCAACCCGTAAAGTTACACCAGCTCTTTGTGATGTTGTTCATTACATACTGCTGCTGACTGCCGATTGCAATTGGCACATTTAGCAACAATTGATTTTCTTTGGGGTAATAAAGTAAACACCACCCGTAAGTGCTGCCATAGGTCGATATGGCGGCGCTCATGGCGTACTGAATCTTATTAGTAATGGACACCCTTGGATCAAGCCTAGATGACTGCAAAGCACCCGACATAGGCACTACGCCGTCTTGGGTAATGATCAGTAAGTCGCCGCCAAACTTAGTCCAGCATCTGCGTCCAATGGGTGCGCCTACCGTGTAAACCCCAATTATTGAAATGCCAGATGGTGTGGTCGGATCAGTCAAACGCCAGACCACAAGCTCGCCAGATGAGGTAATAAACGCTAAGTAATCGTCCATGCCGTAACCAGCATCAAGCGTCCACGTCATCCCCGCCATGATGTAGCCGCCCTCTTGCACCAGACTAGACATATCCAGACTGTTCGCAGCCCCACCAATTGAATTAATCGGTAAATACCATGCCTTTAATGTGTCTGTTTCGATCAACCACACCCGATTTTTGAATAAAGTGATGTTTGAGCAAGTCGCCGTGTCTACGCCGGTGACATCGTAAGGTGCGCCATCGCCATCCTTATGCCAAGCCGATCCATCGTAATAACGCATCTTGTCTGCGCCATTGACGCACATCAAATAAGACCCGCCTGGCGTTGTCATGTTGATGTACTGAAACCGAGCATTTGTTAAGCTAGAGACATCAGCAGACCCTACCGCACCGGCAGTAGTTACGTTATAAATACTGGTGACCGAGGCGGCAAACAGCTTGCTCGCCGTGCCTGAGTTGTATGCCATTAGGCTTTCGACCTGACCAGGCAACCCTGTGGCGTGTTTGGTGTATCCATTTCGCAGAATTACCGAATTTGTGCCAGGCCAGAAATTGGTCAGCGTTACCGCGTCCAAAGGGTCCATTGCCCCCAGCGCATCCCGAGCATTCCACCCGCCAATTGGGGCGGCGACAGTTACCGTCTGTGCGGCTTGCTGGCGAACTATTTTGGCAAATGCGCTTAACATCAGACGCTCGGCCAGTTGCCGTCTTGCACACTCCACGGCCCAACCAGTTGATTCATGCCAACCGGCGCAAGGGACATCGCAGACACAGGAACGTCTTGAGCTTTACAGTAGGACAGTGTTCTCAAGAACTCGCCCAATTCCACCCCGTAGTCCAGCTTTTTGGCTTTCAAGAAGTAAAACTTCAATCCCGCCAACATCAGGTCATCAGGAAATATTGAGGTGTCTGTGTCTACCGTGTAAGCCGATTTTGACCCCTGATCTGAGCCTGTGGCGCATACCCACCAGTTCGACACATACTCAAAGGAAAAGTTGTAAACCGTTGTCAGGGCTTGGAAAATCCTAAATTTGTTGTTGTATATCCGATAACGCTCGCGAGGGCCAATCGAGATAATGCCGCCCTGCAAGAACTGCCAATCCTGAGATGACTTAGTTCCAAGGTTGCGCCAATGGTCTGTCCTGTCCCAGTTGGTGTCCGAGATCATGCGATCGTACCCGCCTGGCAGGTCATAGTCCTGCTTGGCAAACGTCATTGATACCGCTGCTGTGGAGGTGGTGACCGGCGTGTTTAGCGTCACCTGTGTACCGCTGTCAATTGTCAGAATCTCAGCATAAGGCGCTTGCCCTGTGCCTGTGATCACATTGCCGACCGCCAATGAAGCCGTGCTAGGAATTGAAGTGATTACGCTAGAACCTGCCGTGATAGTGCCTGTAGTGCTTACCGCGACTTCAGTCTGCCAGATGTACGCTTGCACCAAACGCTGCCATTCAAAATCCCTGACCAAATCTTTGCCCAGCCGGTTAGCCAAAGCAAGAATCTGAATGGTCTGATTGTTTGATGAGCCGATTACTGCCGCTGGCTGAGTCAGGCCCAACTCTGCGGACATTTGGTCAACCAGTTGCAGTAACGTGTAGCTCATATCATTCCTCTACGGTTTCTTTTTTAGGTCTGCCTGCTTTTTTGGTAGTCAGATCGTTGATCATCTCACGCAATTGGGCAATTTCAGCAGCTTGGGTCTGCATTACTTTTTCAGTCTCAGCTCGTACATTGTCCATCAGCTTAGAGTCTTTTGCCGCCAGAATGAACGTGCGAGCCTTGTCCCGCAAATCATTAAAGCCCATGATCTTGTTGCCAACTGAGTCGGGGAGCTGTGCAAACTGGTCAATTGTAAAAATATGCAAAGCATTGAACTCGGCTTTTTGGGTGTCGCTCAAAATAGACCATGCGTCCAAAGGCGTACCAGACACGCGGTTTTCTTTCTTCTGCTCAAACCGCGCCCATTCAATTGGGTGATCCTCAACATCGGTCGGACGCATTGGGCGGTCAACCACCAAGGTGGAATCGCCAGGCACAAGTTTCTTCAAGAAAATCTTTTCATCAAAGATTGGACGGTTTTCCTGTGCCGTCTTGAATGAATTCTGCACCTGTTTGGTATAGAAAAACACCGCCATTTTGCCGCGATTGTCTTCCATCCAGCTCTCGTTTGTCCAACCTGCCACTTCGTTTTTCATGCTAATTCCTTGAGTTTGAAAGCAGTTTCCTGCATAAGTCCATCACCGTAAAACACAACTTCAGCATCCTGCGTTTCTATGAAATTCTCCATTTCAATCGCCGCTTGGAGCATTTGCTGTGTTGTTTGGAAAGTTCTCACACCAACTCTGACCATGATTTTAGTCTGATCCTTGCCAGTATGAGCACCTGCGTGACGGTTTTTTACAAATGAGCAATCCATGCCGTGAATGTCAAACCGGCGAAACCCTAAAGCCGCCGAAACATTCATTGCTCGCATTCCTACACTCGAACCGCCACCAATCAGGCTTTCCATTCCCTCTGGGTGGTGCTGGGCAACCCATGCCACCGTCTCGAAATCGTTACCGTTAACCAGATGCCATACCTTAACATTTTTCCCCTTGAGGGTCTCCCAAAAGTCTGGGTGACACACTGAGGCCATCAAGTATTTGGTATTTTTCTGCGGCTTTCTTAACATTTGTGCCTTGTGCGCTCTGGGATCACAATCAACATGGAAATCAGGAATAACGCCCCTCTCTACCAAGTAATCATGCGCCCCCGAGACCGTCATGATCGGATGCCTAAGCTGCCGCCAAGTATCTTCAAGGCTTGGGCCATAACACGCAATGGTCATGCGCCGGTCGTTGAACTTACCTTTTTTTTTGAGCAGCGGCAAATGAATTGCCTTTGCCATTTGCTCATGGCGCTCGGTGTTGGTTAAGACCCCTTTAAGCATTCCACCCTCATGTCACGAAATGGGAAATGGTAGCGAGGCTCACAAAACGTAATTTCTTGCATTCCTACCATTTGCAGCATATCCCTCAATGGATTTTGAAACCAGCCCCACCGGTGGCACATAGCTGGGTCTTTATGTTTGGGGTCACCGTACAGCGCAAGCAGGGTCATAAAGGGCTGTAATGGCTCTTTGCTGACCACACAATTGTGGACGTAGGCAAACACCTTGTCCATGCAGGGCAGCTCTAGGATCATCTTGCCGCCTGGCTTTAAAACCCGCTTCCATTCACTCAACAGGTCATAGACCTCCCACTCGTAAAAGTGTTCTAAAACGTGGATTGCGGCTACCGCATCGGCTGAATCGGTAGCTAACTCAAGTTTTCTTAGGTCGCATTGGATGTCTGCAATGTCTGAATGCAGGTCTACGTTTAACCAGCCGTCCCATTTCTTTGAACCGCATCCGAGGTTGTAGGCCGTTTCGTAGCTGTCTTCCACTTGTCGATCAGTGTTGCTGGCGAGAATTCTTCCCTCACGAACTTCTGCGCCTTGGAAATGAGTTCGTTCATGTTCTGCTGTGTTGTCCATTCGATGCCCTCTTTGATGTTGCCGATATAGATGGGAAAATCCTCCAAGGCTGGATGCGGCTCTGCAACCACATAACACCCTTGCCTGATTGCCTCAATTGCCCTGTTTGCGCTTTTGTAAGGAGCTGTGGCAGGGATCACCACTATATCGGCTTGGGCAAACTCGTCCAGCATGGTCTCGTAAGACCAAGGGATTGCCCCATCAAAGTTAGACACCACCCGCAAGGGATAACCCTCAATCTCAGGCAGTATGCGTTTTAGGCTTTCACGGTTGACATGATGCCCATACCATAGCAAATTGACCCCATTACAGTGCGGTGGCATCTCGGGGTACTCATAAGGGTCGGGAATGACAATAGCATCCTTGCCCAGTTCTTTAATTCTTTTTGCCATCTCAGCGGTTGGGCAGGTTACCGCATCAGCAAGGCGCAACGCTTCTTGGTAGTGCATCCAATCAAAATGATCATCACAAAAGTCCACCACCACCCATGCGCCCCGCGCCTTTGCTCGGGCCATGTCCATCAGCTCATTGGCCTGCGGTTTGGCAAACACCAGTGTGTCAGCGGTTAGATCGTTCTGGCTTGCCCAGTTTCCCGCCGGTATTTTGGCTCGATAGCGCCAGCTCGCCGCTTTCTTATCGCCCCAATGGATAAATGAGGTGCGGTTGTTTAGGTTTGCCTTAACATCAATAATGCCGCCGAGCTCCATCATGTTTTGCTGGCGCTTCTTGATAATTGCTTGAATCAGCCCATGCCCATGCCCGTTAAACGTGGCATCTGGCAGGTAATCGTAGTAAGTCTGAAAATGCTCGGATTGCAAGGCCATTGCTGTGTTGCAATAAAAGGTTTCGCCCTCTGGGTCAATTCTGACCTCAACCAGATCGTCACCGTCTTTCAGACCCTCGCCGTTGACCCTGAGCATCTCACCCGTATTACAGGAATCAAAGCCAAACAGCTCAAACTGACGGTAGCCAAGGACGTAGAACAGCGATATAGCCCTTAATCCAGAGGTTGTGCCTCCACCTATCAGCATACAGTTTCGAGGCCGATTCTGCCCCTTTTTGACGTATGGATGCCATATCGTTACCTGATGCCCTGCAAGGTTGTCAAACATCGCTGGATGGCATTGGCTGGCAATCATGTAATGCACATCTTTATGCGGTTTGTAAAACGCTATTCTGTGCTCTTGCGGGTCAATAGCTAAAGCGTAATCTGGTATCACGCCGTGAGCAATAAGCCAATCATGCGCTCCCTTGATCGCCACAATGGGCGACCCTGCGGCTTTTAACTTTTTAATGACCTCTAATTGACCCTTAACGCTTGGCGCACTTGCCACCAACAGAACAGAACCAGTATTGGCTGGCTCGGCTTGTTTAACCTGTGGAAAACCTCGGGCAATCGCTGCATCCATGTTGGCAAACAGTGTCTCGTCTTCTGCGACACATTTACCAACTATTTTTAAGGGAACAGAACTCATTAAAAAGCCCCCTCCTTTATAGGGAGAGGGCATCTAGCTTAGACAGGATTAGATGTCATCAAGCCTGCATTGTTGACCATGCAGTATGGTGCAGATGCAGAAGTGGCAGATGTATTAGCCACAATACCTTGGATGTAACCAGCAGACACGGTTGTATCGTCTAGCTTACCCGCAGTACCAGTGGTGTACAAAGGCACTTTAGGATTGCAAGCAATTAACAAGTTAACCTTGAGCAGACCGTTAATGCCAACCCAGCCATAATAGCTAGAGGCAATTGCGTTTTGTGCAAAGCCGACCATGTTGTAACCCAACGCCGCAGCATTAGTAGTGGTCACAGGCACTGCTCGCATCACAGGAGTCAAGCTCGCTGAGTCTGCAAATGTGCTCATGATTACTGCGTCATATGCCGCAATGTCAGATTCGGCGCGGACAAACATATACACGCCGTTGTTTGAAGTTGTAACTCTGCTACCAGGGGTAACAGGAAACAGTGAAGTTGAACCAGCAGATGTGCTCGCATAAGTAGCGGTCAGATCAATACCAATTTTTCCATCGGTGACGTAATCAGCCATTTTTGTGCTCCTTATTCAGTCATTACGCCTTGGAACTGGAGTCCCGAGGCAGTCATGTTGCCAGCCCAGCCGATCAAGCGCACGATGGCATCTTGGTTGGTGGACATACGCTCATCACCAATCGGAACAAAGTTACGATTTGCATGAGGACGGAAGAAAATGTATTTCGTGTTCAGGAAATAGCCGGTACTTGCGGGAATGTTGCCGCCGATACCACCGTCAAGAACCACATCTGCATTCATGTATTTGGAAGCAACAAAGCCGAGTTCGGCCATCTTACTAGAGCCAGGGAAACGCTGAATGTTTTGCAGTGAGGACATAAAGAAGCCCCACAGGTTGTTATCCAACAGGATCAAATCGACTACGTCAGAGCCGCGACTTGTCTTTGCATACAAACGGTTAAAACCAGTCTGGATGTTTGAGCTGGATGCAGAAGCGCCCAAGTCAGTAGAGAAGTCGAAAGTCTGGTTTTGCCAGAATGACCAAGTAGCACGGTCAATGCCGCCAACCACACCAGTGGATGGAGACGCAACCACCATAGCTTGCAGACCAGTGATCTGCTTGCCGTTGTTGGCTGTACCGTCAGAATAAATACCAGTAGAGATCAAGTTCTCAATGGATGCCTCGGCAACGTCCAAACGTGCGTCAAACAGGTCGATGATCTGTTCTTCGCCACTGTTTTGGAGCATTTCCAAGCCATTGATAGTGACTGCTACGGCTGCCTGTTTAATCGGGAACTGAGCCGCACTGATCACATCCGCTGGGGAGATGTTCAATACTTCAGCGCCTGAGTAGTACATGGCGGTTGAGTTTGCTTGGAATGACAATTCTTGAAGAATGGTCGAACCACCTGTGAACGGCTTGTAACGGCCTTTTTCACGCAGGCGAGTCAGCAATGCATTGTTTTTGGTCACGTTATCGGCAACGATGCCGGAACGTGATTCAATGGTGGTTGCCAAAACGTCTGAGTAATTACTATTGGCGTATGCCATGATTTACCCCTTTAAAAGTTTGCCGACCGTAACGCATTTGCGATAACAGCTCGGCGGTCTGTTTGACTTACTGGGCCAGAGACTGCGCCGCCTGGCGCTCCCCTTACCTGTACAGCCGCTTGTTTTGCTTTCTGTACCTGATTCTGTGCGGCATAGCTTTGTTGCTGTTGAGCATATAAACTTTGTGCCAACTGTGGATCAAGCCTTACAGCGGTGTCATACGCCAGTTGCAATTTCTCGCGTTCTGACATATTACTGATGTCCCCTAATACCTGCGGCGCTTGGAGAAGCGACAGCATCCGGTCTTGGACTGCCTCAAAGTGTGCGTTAGCAGGGTCGCCTGCAAACTGCTGGATTACAGAGAGTGCTCTGTTTTCATTCTGTTTCTGTGCCTCGTACTGGCTCTGCGTGATGTGTTGCGTGAGCTGCTGTACTTGTTGCGCCAGTTGATTGTAGTGTGAATCTTGCTGTGGTGGGGCTTCGCCGCCAAAGTAAGCAGCCACTTGATCCAAAGGAATCTGGAATTGCTGAATCATTTGGGCGACCGCTTGCGACTTTTGCTGCGGTGTACCAGTTCTTAGCAATGCCGCCGTCTGGAGCAATGGGCCAATAGCCTGAGCCGGTGTGCTGCCCTCATTTCGCAAAATCCACTCATACGGGGCGAATTGTTCGGTAATAGCTCGAACCTCGGCATCCCGCTGCTTGTACTGACTAATGCCCTTTTCGTAGTCGGCATCCCGCTGGGCAAAGGCTTGCTGGAGTTCTGGCGGGGCTTTTTCCCAATGGTCTTTCAGCTCCAACCGCAGGCTTTTTGGCATCTCGGTGCGTGGCTTGTCAGCCATTTGCGGTGCTTGAGTCTGGTCGGTTGGGAACTTGGGAGCAAACTTACCCCCCTCGCGGGGCTGTGTGGCAGCGTGTTTGCCACGGTTTGTCGGCGTCTTGGTCAGTGCCTCACGAATCGTATCGGCTCTGCTTTGCGGCTCTGATGGCGCTGTTTGAGGCGCTTCGACCGTTGGGGTTTCTGGTGCTGGTGTTTCTATCGTGTCGGGTGCGACAACTTCGTTTTCCATCACTTCATCCTTTTCATTTGTTCCAAAGTCATTTTGATCATCTCCTTGCGCTCAGGCATGGGACGGTTGTGTAGGCGGTTAGCCATCTCTACGTTTAGGTTAGACATCTTAACAGGTGCTATCGGTGCGCCTGGTCGGTCAAACTCTTGCACGGTCTGCAACTGTCCACGCAATCGGTCTCGATGCGCTTCTTTCTTTTTGTTCCACTCTTGCTGGGCATACTTAACGTCAGAATGTCCCATCTCAATGGAATCGGTGCGCTTAAGATGGTCACGCCACTGCTTTCTACCCTCAATCATCTTGCCATCAGGCGACATGAATGGGGCAATATCCCCCATTACCGTGGTGTATTCAGCGGCTGGGCCTTTACTCTTTTCGTAAGGCTCACTGCCGTCTGATGGAAAAACCCATGTAGTTCTCACATTAACTCCAAGATCATTGCAATATCTTCTTCATCACGTTTTAGCTTAACACGCATTTCAAGGTCTTTTACCCTTTGCATTAATAAATCATAATCAATTTGGTTTTTGACCGCAACCTGTATAGTTTGCGCGGGCGCAGAGGTGATTTCTTCCCTGACCTCGGGCGGCAGACCAAACAGAGCTTCTTGCAGTTTACGTTTACGCTGAGCCTCTAACTTTTTGTCTTTAGCCCACTGTTCATCACGCTTTTTCTCATCAAAGCCAAAGTGACCACCTAATAAAATATCGGGTGGTGGTGGAGCTGCGCCTGCGCCTATTGTGGCAAATGGAAGCTCTGCAAATGATGTGTACCCAAACATTTAGAAAAACACCAAAAAATTGCTATTACTACCACTAGGCGCAGGAGGTGCGGTGAATATCCACCCCGAGTTATTGCCGCCATTTGTGGAGTTTGCCCCTGCGTACCATCCTGCCCCGCCTGTAGCTGTAGACCGACTGATTGACAAATAGTCTGCGCTTACAGTACCGCTTGCCTTGGATAGCGTGTGGCTTGCCGCAGTCACCGAGCCAATGGTTATCAAGTTTCCTGATGTGCCTGACAGACTGAAATTGCTGAACGTGCTTGTTGTTGCCGCCGTAAACAGGATAGATGCTGGTTGAACAGTATTTGTGATGTTGCTAAATGTGTTTGAGTCTGTGATGGTCAAAGCACCAGCACCACCTTGGTTAAGTGTGCAGTTAAACGTAGAGCCACCGCCAACAAACGTCTTGGCGGTTGCGGCAGTCATTGAGATTGCGCCTGTGCCTGTTCCTGCTGTGGTCGTAAAGCCTGTAGGCTGAGAATTGTTAAATGCTGTTGTTGTGGCTGCTGAACATATAATTGTTCCCCCGTTAAAAGTCAGATTCTTTGTTCCTGCGCCTGTTCTAAAACTTGTTGCAGCAGTTAAGGTTTTGCCGTTTAAATCTAATGTCCCGTTAATTAAGAATACACTGTTTGCCAAAACAGTAAGGTCATCTTGTAGTTGAAATGTTCCACCAACACCATTAAATGTAATATCATAAGGACTTGGAAAACTAATGCTATTAGACGTTATTGTTTTTGTTCCGCTTGTTGCACCAAAAACTATACTCGCCCCTGTTGTTGGGGCTAATGACATTCCAGATGCTAATGTTAAATTCCCATAAAAAGTAGCTGAACCATTTTGCGCCCATGCTCCTGCATAACCAGTAAAATTTACATTTTTAACGCCAGCCCCTGAACTTGGAAATTGCAAAGCATAAGTACCACCAGTAAAATTAAAACTAATGGAGTTTGCTTCGGATAACCCACCTACGTTTACAGTAATAGCAGTAGAGCCTGTACTTGTGACGTTAACAACTTGAGTGCCTGTTGTCGTTAAGTTTGTTGAATTTGCCACAGTAAATGCAGTACCTGTACCAGCACAAGATATTTGACCTGTACCAAATGCAATAGTTCTAGTGTTTGAGTTGCTTGAACTAAATAAACCTGTGCTTAGTGTGTATGACTGAATGTCTAATGTGCCGTTGGTTAGAGTGGCGGTTCTTGTAGAACCCATTGTCAACGCATCTTGCAGTTGGAACGTACCACCAACTCCATTAAATGTGAGGGGGAAGTTTATTGTTTTTGCATTGGTAGTAATCTGTTGAGTACCGCTTGTTGCGCCAAACGTCATAGCACTTCCAATAGCAGTAAGTGTCATGCCAGAGGAAAACTTTAAATTTCCGTAAATTGTTCCAGTTGATGTTGCACTTAAAGTACCGCCAAACCCAGTAAAGTCAAGATTTCTTACAGTTTCAGAAGCGGTGTTTAACATTGTTAATGTTCCCAAAGCGCCAGAAATGTTAAAACTAATGGAATTCGCCTCAGACAAAGAACCAACAACAATAGTTCTGCTAGTACCAGTTGCGTTTGTTATGTTAACTACTTGAGTGCCTGTTGTAGTCAGTCCTGTGACTATTGGGGTATTCCATATAGTGGCAGACGTTCCGCTAACAGTTATCTGTCCTGTACCAAATGCAATTGTTCTTGTATTTGAATTGGAAGAACTAAAAAAACCTGTGCTTAATGTATAAGATGAAAGGTCTAATGTACCATTTGTTAATACTGTTGACCGTCCTCCAGCGTTTGTTAAAGCATTACCTAATGTCCACCCACCACCAACGCCATCAAACGTAACTGTTCCATTAAAAGCAACCCCATTGGTTGTTACAGTTTTACCCGTTGTTGTGGCATTAAAAATAGTATCGCCTGTATACGTGCGAGTAAAGTTTGTGGCTTGAAATGTAAGACTACCCGAAACTGTTAATCCAATAGCCGTTCCAGCAAGGGTCATAACCCCATCAAGACCAGACGCTGTAAAGTCATTACAGACCCTTGGCGAATTTGCCATCGTGACTGTAAATGCGCCAGTTCCTACGTTTGAGTTTGCGTCAAAGAATACGTTGTCTGCCGCAGTTGGAACAGAAAAACCACCAAGCCCACCTGATGAATCAGACCAGTTAACCGTGTTGGTGGCATCCCAAGTGCCTGTGCCAAGAATCCAATAGCGATTAGCCATTAGACTTCCTCAGTGGGGGGCGCAGTAATTACAGCAATCCAGTTATCAAACCTTTGCTGTTTCATGGCTTCAATCTCAGCATCTGTAAACGCATGATCGTCTGGCAAGTGCAGAGCATCTGAAAATGTGCCGTACTGTGATGAAAAAGAGAAGTCAATCTTCATGGTCATGCCTGTGTAGTTACTGCTATTACATCCCAACGTGTATTGTTAGCATTGTAAATACAACCCACATACGTTGTCTTACTGATAGTCGTTGCTGTTGGTAAAGTCACACCAATGACTGTGTAGGTTGCATCCCAAGTTAATGATCTGCTTGTGCCGTTGTCCAGCAATCTAAACATCAACTTATCGCCATCAACAGGTGTTCCAGTTGGAGCATTGATGGTAAGACCCGCTGCTAATGCCGTGTATGCGTAAACATCAGCCGTTGCAACGCTTGGCGTTAAAGATGATGCAGATGCGGCTGAAGTAACTCTTGGGTCAATGCGCTTGTTAGTTAATGTCTCAGTACCTGTGTAGGTGGCAATAGATGCACCAGCCAACGTAGTAGCACCAGTACCACCATTAGCAATTGGTAAAGCAGTACCTGACAATGTGATTGCCAATGTGCCACTTGTTGTAATTGGTGAGCCAGATACAGACAAAAATGATGGGACTGTTGCCGCAACACTTGTGACTGTGCCAGTTGCAGAAGTTACCCAAGTCGGTGCGCTTGTGGCATTGCTTTGCAAAACCTGTCCCGCAGTACCTACCTGACCATTAAATGCTACCGATCCATTTGTATTGATGGTCATTGCGTCAGTTGTATTAACCGACCCATTCACAATAAAACTGATCTTTTGGCTGTCCCAACTACCAAGCACAAGTGGCCCACCATAAGACTCCACAAAACTAGCCAATGGCGTAGAAAATCCATTGTTAGGATACCCCGCAGCCGCATAACTATAATTTGCGTTATTTATTCCCAGCTCGCCATAAGCCGTGTGACCGCCGTCATTGACCGCATAGCTTGCGTAGCTTGTGTTGCTGGCGCTTGTGTTTTGCAGGCTTGTGTAAAGGTATAACGGCTCACTTGCCGTAAACCCTGCAATTACACCCGAATCGGTGTGAGCAGTAGCATCGCCAACATTTAAAGAGCCGACATTAGTTACGCCTGCCGTGTAAGGTATCAAAACACGGTTATTGGCATCTTGGTTAACCGACTTTTCAGCAGGATAGGTAACAAATACGTCCTTAACACCCGCCGCAAAATCAATCGTTGAGCCTGTGGATGAGGAGATTATGGTTGTCCTGGCTAGTGTCCCACCGTAGTATGTCCCAATCCCAACCTCCCATTGCGTACCGCCTGCAATCGTGTAATAAGTTGTGTTGTTGTTGCCAATTACCGCAAAGGTTTGAAAGCCCTCAACCGTGCCATCCAGCGCTATTGTCCCTGTGCCGGTCGCGGTAGTGGTTTGCCTGACTCGATCAGCTAGGACAAGGCTCATGCTGTCTCCACGCCTATTACTAAGCCATCAGCACCCCTTATTACTCGTTTGGGCGCGTTAAGCCTTTGCATAGCCTCGCCAATGTTTTGCATTGACTCCCCATGCAAGTTTGCCATGTTGTCATGCAAGGCGGTTATTTTGTCCATTGCTTGAACAATCGTGCCACCCAGCTCGTTGGTTATTTGTGCAGCCGCTGCTTCAACAACTGGTAAGTCGACACCAGGGTTGCTACCAATCCTTGCCACCATGATTTTAGTCGCTGCATCAAGTTCTGCTTTCCATCGCTCATATTCTTCCCTTCCAGCCATCTCTCTGGCCTTTATTTGCATTTCATTATTTTGCTTAGCAACCTCAAACTCAGCTTTCATCTGCGCTAATTGCATCTCTGCCTGAGTCTTAGCCTGGTGCATCTGCATCTCGAGCTGCGCCTTGCCCTGCTCAATCTGGGCTTGCGCTTGCATCTTCATTTGCTCAGTCTGTGCCTGTGCTTGCATACGCATCTGCTCTGCTTGTTGGTCAGCTTGTATTTGCATCATCTCTGGCGGTGGGCCAGGCGGTTGTTGTTTAGCTTGATCCGCTTTGTCTTGCAGGGCTTTCATTGCCCTTTCAACCGCGCTCTCCAACCCGCGACCGGCTCTAAACCGGCGCACCAAGAACAACAGCATCTCGGAGGCCATCGGTAAGGTCTCGGGCGCTTGAGCAATCATAGGGATTGCTTCACGCAAGAATAGGCCGATAGCTTGGATCGCCTCTTGTGCGCCCTGCTTTTCGGCTTGCTCGTCAATCTGCGCCAGGCTGTCAGCTTCCACCGCAATATGGAAATCCCTGATCGTGCTGTTGGACAGCATCTGGATCGCCGCTTGCAACATTTGCGGGTCTTGACCATCTGGCGTGTTCATCACCCCAGACATTTCCACAATCAGTTCAGGCGGGTAAAACTTGCAAATGACCTGCGCCTTGAGCTTAAAAATGTCGGTTGCAAACCGCGCCACTTCGCCCTGACTGCTCTTTAACCGCAGGCTACCAAAGTTGGCCTTGAGCTGTTGAGCGCCTAATGTTTCCTGAGCTTTGGACGATCCACGCAGGATGTCCGATATGCCCATGATCTCGTAGATCGACTGCTTGACCTGCTCCCTAGCCGCATACAGCTCACGCAAGGTCACAATGATCTGCGAGGTGTCCATCATGTCGATAGCGCCCTTTAGGCCGCCTTTTTCCGACATTGCCGCCCAGCCGGTCACTGGGAATAGCTTGTTGTCCACGCCCTCGCTAAACATCCGCGCCAGCTCTTTGAACTCGGCATTAAACACACCAACCGCTTTACAAGCCTTAGTCAACAGGTAAATGCGCTGGGTCAGGTTATCCAACTCTTGCGCTTGATCCTCGTACTCACAGTAATCAGGCACAGGGATCATCGTGCCGGTGGTGGTGGTTGCCATCAACGGTTTGGGGCATGGGAAGAATTCTTCCAGTTCTAGCGGGTCATCTCTCTCATCTAATGCCTGTGGATAACCTTTGGCAATCCAGCAAACCTTACCGCTGCGCTTGTTCCAAATCTCATAGACCATCGCCTTTTTGTCGTAGGTCATCTTGGCGGTCAATGGATTCTTACCGTCCATATCGGTGTTTGAGCTGGTTAGGCTGACGTTCTTAAATACGTCACCGAAACGCTCTACACCCTCGTCCTTGGTCATGTAGACCGCCCGAGCTACCCACCAGACTTCATCCCATGTGCGAGCTGGTGAATGCAGGAAGTCTGACCAGTAGACGTAATCAATTGGGCTGTGAGCCGCATCAATGCGCTCTGTTGGGTCTTCCACCACACCGCTAACTTGCGGCTCGGTTGATTCTTCCATCTGCCCCGCGGTTTCGGTTGCCTCGGGCTGCTCATTGACAATAACCGGCTCGTAACGAATCCATGCCGTACCCCGACCAGGCAGCAATCTGTCCTGCACTGCGCCAGACATGGCAGCGTCAAAGTCACCGAATTGTGTGGTCTCGTACTCCATCACGCGCTCAAGCATTGTGGATGCCAGCCGACCGACAGGGTCTTGATCCATGTACCGGCGTGAAACCTCGGGCTTGGCTTGTCTGCCGTAAAGGGCAGGGAATAAGACTTGGATGTTTGACCAAAGAATATTGAACTTCATCCTTGGCATCTCAATGGCATCACGCTCATCTCGATACCGCTTGACAACCTTTAAGCCACGCTTTTCCCACTTATCAAATATCTTGATGGCGGTCTCAATCTGGTCATGCCAGTACGGGCCTGGGTCTTCTCCCTCGTATGCGCCGTTTTCTTCGTACATGGTTAACTACCTGCGGCAAAGAAGAATGTCACATCCAATCCAGTGCCTGCAATCGTGGCGTATAGACTGACACCCACATTTGCGGGGAATCGGTGAAAGCCGATAGCCGGTGTGATCGTGCCACTCATCACCTCACCGCCTGACCCGCCATTGCGAAGCACCAATGTACCTGCGGTCGTGTTGTTGACGTAGAAACCAATCAACTGGCAAGGGCCAGTACTGACTGCGCCTGTGGCGGTGATGTTTTTGTATCCACCGACTTCTGCTACTGGCTGGCTCATATTCGTTCCTCTCTATGTTGCATCTCAAAGTCCCACAGCTCATCTAATGTGATGGTTTGCAGGGTCTTGCCCTTGGGCGGTGTCTGATCTTTTGCTTCTTGTCGATAAGCTACTGCCATCATCCGAAAAGCATCGCTCGGGTGACTTGTCCAATCGTGCCTCGGAGTCTGACGAAATGCTTTTTTGTCTTCATCATATTCACGTTGATACTGTCTGAGTGCCTCTAATCCCTCCTCACAGCGTGGATCAAAGTAACACAGCGGTAAAATCATTCTAACCGCTTGGATGCCATCTTGCACACCGATTTCGGGAACAATTGCAAGTTTGCTCATACCGCCCAAATGTGCCGCCAATTGCTCAACAATGGACTTCCCCCCCGAGGCCAGCGTCTTAGCTCTGGCATCATGCGGCAGGAAGTGGCGGGTGTATCGGTAGCCCTTGGCTATGACCGCACTAGCTATTTCCTCAATGCTGGCGCCTGAGACGGCGTAATAGTCCATTACCCTGATTTCACCCCTGACCACCTGATAGAACCAGATTGCGGTGTCATCTCGATAGCCTAAGTCCCATGCACTAAAAACAGGCGACTCAGGCTCAAACGGTAGCTCACAAATCCTGCCCTCGTCATCAGCCTGGCGCATCTCTTGACCGTAAAACGCACCCAGCAAGGCGGCATCAAAGCTGCACTCGTATTCCTGATCGTACTGGTCTTGGCTTAACTGAGACCGAGCCGCTTGCAATTCTGAGTCTGGCAATAGCTTGGATACTGAGGCCGGTAGGCGCAGCAGAAACCAATCTGGCACGACTTGGCTTACCTTATAGATGTCGTGGAACTGGTTTTTGCCCTTTGGCGTACCCCCAAAGACAGCCCAGCCTAATCTGTCGCTCAAACAAGGTCGAATGATGTTTCCCCATACGCTTGGTCTAAAGTCACCGTATTCGTCCATGTAAACGCCATTAAAGCCCATGCCCCGCATAGCGTCAGCGTTGTCTGCGCCGAACAGCATGATCTTTGCGCCGTTCACCAGCTCCACCATCAGGTCGGCTTCGTTTGTGGCTTTGGTTACTGGTGCGGCGTAGTGCTTGATGTAATCCCATGCCACTCGCTTAGCTTGGCTTCTGAATGGCGCTATGTAGGCGTACTGTGCGCCCCGACCGCCCTCAGTGATTGCTCGTTTGATCAGGTCGTTGATTGCCGCCACGGTCTTTCCGGCTCTACGGTGGGCAAGTAGGCATGACCATCTTTCAGTCCTTAAGTGGAACGGCATAAAAGCCGCCCGAGGGCTATAGGGCAGGATTACTTCACGCCGCCCCATGTCACCACCATTTCTACCGGCCCATCATCCTTGCCGGTGATCTCTGTCCTTGCCAGCTTAGGTACATGGTATTCAACCACTGATTGAAATAGCTCAAAGGCTTTGGCAGGGTTTGGCTTTATGTCATGCTCAGGAACGCCATTAGCGACCTCATCAAGCCATTGTGCAAGTCGGTGGGCATTACCATCCACAAACATTGCTATGGCCTCTCTGGCTTGTGCTGTGACCTTATTAGGCACACCCACAGCTCGACCGCCGGCTTTCTTTCTAGTTTTAACTACTTTAGTTTCGTTATTCATAATAAAGCATTATTTTACTCTGTGGGTACAGGGTATCTTAACTCTTGCCCTGTTGCAAATGGGCTTTGACCTGCGGCAATTCGTTGCTGGGCATAGTCTTGTGCTTTTTTGTATATCTCAGGGGTTGGCTCTAGTCCCATCCCTAACAGGTCAATCTCTTGTTTTGTTAAGGTCGGCACGATCAATGGGTGAGACACCAGCTTGCCGTCTTGTTCGTAAGCGCTAGACATTTCTCCCATAATGCCTCCTTTTTTTACAGGTATTTCCCCAAAGTAACCTTTGCCTTTGGGTGTGGCATCTGACAAGGTTTGTCCCTCCTCCAAATACCTCATGCCATAAGGCGCAATGCCAGGCTGTCGGCTAATTGCTTGGGCTAATAATTTGTAATCACCATATTTTTTAGGCATTATTTCCTCGCTAAGGCTTTTGCCATTGCCATCTTTTTGTCGGCAGTCGCATAGTCCTGTGCAACCTTAACAGGGATGTCGGCTTTCTTTGCAAACTCTGAATTATGCGCCGCGGCTTGCATAAATCGGGCTTGTTTTGCAGAATGACTAGGCATCGACCACCTCTTTCATCTTAATCAGGCCATTCATCATACGGCTTTTGGTGTTAAACCATTGCTTGCTGAAGTCACAATCTTGATAATGCTCAAACTCAGGTATGCCCAGCGTGTAGTGGGCTATTCTGGCGTTTTTGTTTTCCTGCTCGCCAATCAGCACGTTCCATTCTTTCGGTAGGTCACCGATAAGTGAATCGGGCAGCCAACCGAATCGGTGTAGGTCTGAGCCGCTGTGATCGTCCACAAACTCAGGTGTCAGCACCTTGTTTCTTGGGTGTTCGCAGTTCCACAGAATCAAACTTGACCAATTCTTTCTAGGGTAATCCCTGTTTGCCGCTTCCATTGGCGTACCAATGTATTTCCTTGGGTGCTTTGTCTGATATTCGTGTTTGACCACTTGCACCGCCTTGGTCGGGTCAAACAGCTTGCTCAGGTCGTCAATGTTGGACAACATCAGCATATCGCTGGCATCCAAGAATATCGCCCTGCCGGTGAATTTTGTAAAGTAAGGTACAAGAAACCGCTGATAGATAAATGCGTTTGTGCCGTCCCGCTGCTTACCGAAAAACGGCGTGATGGCGACCGGCTCGCTAGTGCGCTCAATTAGGCTTTGGCAAAACACATGGTAGCCAATGGCCTCCCTTGGGTCGTAGCCAGCAAATATCCTGATCATTTGAGGGTCAGCTTGTACAGGGTTGTGTCAATCAGCGCCGCTATCTCGTCCACGATATTCTGGAGCTGGGTATCGTCTGGCAATGCCTCACGGTTTTTGTAAACGTAATCCTTGATGCTTGTCAGGTACTTAACAGGGTCTTTGGCATTGTGAAAGTTCTCAGGAAAATCCTTGATCTTTTCGTAGCACCCTGCGTAAGCCTCGGCAAACTGGTCTGCTAGGTCAACAATCTCAACGTAGTAAGCCCCCAGCGCCATGTGAACTGAAAATGAATCAGTGGCTAAGTGCATGAAATGCGTCACGGTGCTACTGTGAAACATTGTGGAAATAAAGTCGGCAACGTCTTTTTTCATACTTTTCCTTAAAGTTGTCGGTGACCAGCGTTGCGACCTACAGGTTTGCAGACCCACCTGATCAGGTATCTGGCGTACAGTTTCGTTACACAGAACCAACACGGCTGGGGACTGTTGCGCTACCCCAGTAGTCCCTAGAGTCAATCCCCATGCGTGTTGATTGTTGGTCGGCGGCTACGTGCTCTTTCAATGTGCGCCCTGCTGAAAGGTTCTTTGGCACATTACCCGTTACAGATTCATTTTTCACCAACAAGTCTGAAAGCTGTTGCGGTTGCGATCCGCATGGAGCATCGGGATGAATGGCTTGGGTTTGGCTGGCTTGCAAGACACCGCACCTCAGAGGCCAAATGACCGACTTCATACCCACCAACTCTCAGACTTATTAGCTCTCAAAAAAAGAGGGTCACAGACCCTCTAAAGGAGACAACTGCGCTTCTATTGTAAACGCTGGAATTGGTACGTCAACAGGCCATAAACCTTGGTTGTAAAGTTTTGCAACCGTTGCAATGTGGGCTTGCTGCCATTTTTCTTGCCGTTCTTCCTTAGTCAAATCCTTGCCTTGGTCGATCTCGTAATGGCATTTAAGGCACAGCGCAGCCACCAGATTGTCATCAGCCTTAACGCCCCTACCCTTGCCCCCACCCCAATTTGTATGTGCCGCCTGCACCATTTGCCCTGATCCACAGGCTTGGCAATCAAGCCCCGCAACCAGTTTTAGCAGTTTTTTTGATCGGATGTACTCGTGTTTTTGAAACAATTATTGTCTCCAGTGTGGTGAATCGGTGCTCGTTAGCGCATTCCAGCCGCCGCCTGCGCGTGTTGCCGGTGCTTGTTCGCGTTTCTTTGACTATCGTCCATGTGCCGCATTCTGGGCATCTCATTCCTCGAGTGCTCTGAACTTAACGCCTTGCTGTGCGCCAAACATGGTCGCCAGTTCAATCAGCTCGTTCATCTCAGCTATGCTCATATTGCTTGTCCTTGCTCCAATGACCACAAAACCGCCCTCGATGCCTGGCACGATCTTTTGCTTTTTTAACCCCGCCGTCAATACGTCTTTCCATTCGTGCTTGTCCAACTTTAAACCATGCCAGACCACTTGCTGGGCAATGTCCTCAAGGTTTGCCCACATTAGGCGGTTTTGCTCAAGGCTTCTCATTTCAGCACCCCGATCATTCTCAAAGCCCCATCAGGACTGTCTACAACCGCCAATGCGCCCCCGTTCCATCTTCCATGCCACCTTAGCTGGTCTTCGTTTAAAGACCTCTTAGACGGCGGTTTAAAGCCGTCCTTAACCTCCATAAGCAGGGTCTGGCCTTGATAGCCCACCAACAAGTCAGGTACACCCTTGCCAACACCAGCCAAAGACTGCACCGTAGCGCCAGCCGCCCGTAGAGCCGTGACCACCGCTTCGTGATTTGCATCAATTTTTGCCGCCCTCATTCATGCGCTTTCGTAAGTCATCAGCAGCTTTCTGCCCACGCCGCTTTACTACGTCTGACAAGGTTTTCTGCCACCAGGCTGATGCTGCGGCTTTCCCCTCCTCTTGAATCTTCTTCTTGTAGCGCCTGATCCAATCCCTCGCTTCGGTCTGGCGCAAGGTCTCCAGCATCAATAAGCGCTGTTCGGATGACAGATTGGCTAAATTCTTCGCCGTCTTTAAGTCGGCTAAGGATTGAGTTTGCAACAAGTCTTTCATGATTCACTTAGGATTCTCCATGCTGTTGCTGCGCACAATGGGACTTGCCCGTTTCCAATGGCTTTAAGTCTGTCCACCCGACCGGCCACCCCATTAGCCACTCTACCCACGTTGGGTTCAATTGACCACCAGCTTTTGTCGGCAAATCGCATTCCATCCCTTTGAGGCTTCTGCCACTGCTGCCCTTGTAATCTCTGCTTTGAGGTGTGGGCCAATGCGCCACTACTCCCAGCCCAGGCGATTTCCTGTTTCCCGCTGTCTGACTGTCTTTCCAATCCCTGCTGTTCGGTGTAGGCCATAAATGCGGATTGTTCACTTGGTCTACCAACCTGATTTGAATTGATTGCCCGTTCTGCCTGTGAGTTTTCCCTTGTTTCAGTAATCCGCTTGTCCCGCCTGCGCCAGTATCTGGAGTTCGCCACAATCCAGATTCTTCTTCTTTGGTGGTTTGCACCAATGTCGGCAGCAGATACAACTCCCCACCGACTGTCATACCCCATTGCGGTAAGGTCTGCAAGGACTCGTTCAAGTCCTCTAGTAACGAGCATTGGACTGTTCTCCACAAATGCGTATCTTGGTCGAACTTCGCCAATAATCCGTGCCATTTCTCGCCACATTCCTGATCGCTCTCCGTCAAGTCCGTCACCGTTTCCTGCAGCTGAGATGTCTTGGCATGGAAATCCTCCCGAAACAACGTCAACAATTCCTCTCCACGGTCTGCCATCAAAGGTTTGAACGTCATCCCAAATCGGGAAAGGCGGGAGAATTCCATCATTTTGTCGGGCGCACAATACGCTTGCTGGGTAGGCTTCCCACTCAACGGCGCAGACGGTTCGCCAACCAAGGAGTTTGCCGCCAAGTATTCCTCCACCAGCGCCTGCGAAAAGAGCCAGCTCATTCAACGTCTGCCCCGCAACGCATCCAGGCGGGCTTTTATTTCCGCAGGCATAGGAACTGCCCTTGCTCTTTCTTCTGCCAGCTTGTCCAAAATGTGGACGGTTTTTTTAATTTCAGGTATCTCAGCGCCATCCCATCGGCGTTGGTTAAGGTAAACAGCGGGTGAGGGTATATATGCACCGCCGTCTTTGCGCCACTGGTCGGTGGTTTTCATCCATTCGATGTGCTTAATAATTTGGTCGCAACAGCTATCACAATAATACTTTTCCCACCGCTTTAGGCAATCAGACTTGCCGCCCTTGCGTGTACTAACAGGCCATGCAGCCCAGAATTGTTCAAAGTTTGTCATCTCTTCTCCCTTATTGCTCTTTGGTGAATGTTGGAGCAAAGCACAGCCTTACCGTGATCAAAATCAAAGTTCGCCTGTGCCTCGATGTTGCTCTTCGGAGCCATGTCATCGCCTCGCACTGTCCCAGACTGTTTCAACCACCGCGCTCTAGGACTAAGCCCACGCTCCCCGATCTGGTTTGCTCGTGTATCGGGATATCTCAAACGCAACCACTGACGTACCGCATTGCGTTGTCCAAAAGCAAAAACCCCGCAAAATGCTCTGTGGTCTTGGCTCTTGGCGAGAGCAGCAGCTAAACGATTGAATCGACAAAAGTCACGCTTGCCACCTTGCAAGACCACACAGTACTCTGCGGGGTTCTCTGTCGATTCATCGTCTAAATGCCACTCTAGACGGTTTGGATTATACATGGTTCTGTTAAGTTGTAAACCACTGGGGTCTTAAATCTTTTAATTGCCGCAATCTCAGCTCTGGCACAGTCTTCCACTGGCAGACTGCCGCCCGATTGATGCCAAGAATCTTTGCAAGCTCAGTCTGTGAGCCTGCCAACTGGGTTAATTGCTGTTTGGTCATGCGGGTATTGTAAAGCTAGATTAACAATTTAAATAGATTAGGGAAAACACCTATACAATTATTGTTTAGTTTGCTTAACAATACATTTATTCCCCAGCACAACGCATAGGGTCTTTTAGGAAGTAAACATGAAACACATTGCAACCCTCCCAGCCGTAGACGCACACATCATGATTGACCAGGGTCTTGAGCACCTTGTTATTCAACATGATGACTTAACCGCCCCCCTTGATTGCTATTTTTGCCCTTTTACCGGCAACCTGTGGCACGCCTACCTTGGCACAACCGAACTTTATAACGTGCTTTCTGCCACTGTTATTGCCGCCCTTGAACGTGAATTTGCGCCATTGTGCGTATAAGGAATAGCCATGTTTGACATTGAAAAATACACCAAACCCACCGATTGGGCGCAAGTCGCCCTGTGGATTGTTTCAATCGCCGCCATCGTGGTGGTTTTGCTTGACCTTTTTATCTGGAGACCCTAATGCGTTACATCCTTTTGCTTTTGCTGGCAGCTTGCGCCAGCGACCCAGAGACAGCCCAGACGTTGATCATGGACAAAAACATCCAACCAATGGGCAGGAATGAAGTCATAGACGCAATTAAGCAGTGCGAAAAGAATGGTTTGCGCGCAATTACGATCTACGGTAAACGCAAAATCAATGGTTACACCGCCGAGACGCTGGTGGATGTGACTTGTGGCCCAAAATTTTATTAAGGAGACAACATGAAACAAATTGCAACAGCTCTGGTCAAAGCACAAAAAGCCTTTGGCCCTGCCCTCAAATCATCCACCAACCCGCATTTTAAATCCCGCTATGCTGACCTGGCTGCTTGCGTTGAGGCCGTCATTACCGGCTTAAACGACAACGGCATAGCCCTGATCCAAAAATGCTATGACTGCGAAAACGGCGTAATGGTGGAAACCATGTTTGTTCACGAAAGTGGCGAAATGCTTGAATGCGGCATTCTTCATGTGCCTG